ATACGTATAGACAGACTTGATTATGCCGCTGACGGCAAGCATTATGGTGTAGATACGCATAGATTATGTGCTGATATTATACGCGATAAATATCAGAATGCTATCATTAATACCACTGCTTGAAGGGAAACCGAAAGACATAGAAATATTCCCGCTCAAATTCACAAGGAAAGATGTTAAACCTGTGATGAGCGATGATACCGTTGACCTTCATTATAACAAACTAGCAAAGGGTTATGCTAAACGTTATAACAACAAAGAAGGGGATAGGGATTTTAACTATGCAGGAGTGTTCTTGCATAATATTTGGTTCGAACAATTCCGTGAAGCAAGGGTCATCAATAAACCCAATGGACCTATCGCTAATTTTATAGAAAAACATTACGGAACTTACGGTGAGTTTCAGCAAAAGTTCGAAGAAACTGCTATGAAAATACAAGGATCCGGATGGGCATATCTTTCTACTGACGGATCCATAAAAACTATAACTAATCACGAAGTTAAAAATGACATACTTCTATTGGTGGACTGGTGGGAACATGCGTGGATACTAGATTATGGTAGTGATAAGAAAGAATATCTAAAACAATTATGGAAAATCATAGATTGGAACAGAATATCCACACGTTGGGGTCAAAGTTTATAAGTGAGGAAACATGAAATTAATAGCGCATAGAGGTCTTACTAACGGCCCTAATCCTGATATAGAAAATTCTAAAATGCAAATAACAATTGCATTACACAAAGGTTTTGATGTTGAAGTTGACGTATGGTATATAAACGATGTCTGGTACCTAGGGCATGACATGCCGTTATATCAAACAGATATATCATTTCTTTCAAAGCCCGGTCTTTGGATACATGCAAAGAACATCGATGCATTATATCAACTATCAAAAACTGAACTTAACTATTTTTGGCATCAAGAAGATCACTTCACATTGACCAGCCATGGATATATATGGACATACCCTAACAATCGTTTGACTGATCATAGCATATGCGTGATGCCAAATTGGCATGACGGAGAACTGCGAAATGCTAAAGATGCAAATTGTTATGGAATATGCAGCGACTATGTGGCATTGATAAAATGATAAAATGTATAATATTTGATTTAGATGGTGTATTGATAGACAGCAGAGAGATGCACTACGATACATTGAATAGTGCTATCGAAAAGATAGACCCCTCCTTAGTTATATCTAAAAATGAACATCTAGCAAAATATGATGGACTAAGCACTACTAAGAAGTTACAGATACTAAACAAAGAAAAAAATCTAGATCCTAAGCATTTTGACTTCATATGGCGTGAAAAACAAAAAGCGACTATTGATGTACTTGACATGTTAACTATAGATGATAGGTTGATAAACATATTCTCTACTCTAAAGTCTAAAGGATATCAGATAGGAGTATGCTCCAATAGCATTAGAAATTCAGTGAAGATATCTTTATTAAGATTAGGGGTGCTTGAATATGTTGACGTATTCTTAAGCAACGAAGACGTATCCAGACCTAAACCTTATCCCGAAATCTTCTGGCAGTGTATGAAAAGGTTAAATACAACGGCTCTTGAAACATTGATAATAGAAGATAGTCATGTGGGTAGGACTGCTGCGTTAAACAGCGGGGCAAATCTGTTAGCCGTTGAAAATAGCACATCAATAAACCTAGATATGATATTAAATGAAGTTCAAAAGATAGACAACAAGACTCAATCTATCAATAGCGTGCCATGGCGCGACAGTACCTTGAATGTATTAGTTCCTATGGCAGGATTAGGTAGCAGATTTGCAGATGCAGGATACATATTTCCCAAGCCACTGATCGAAGTCAACAATAAACCAATGATACAAGTAGTTGTCGAAAATTTAAACATAGAAGCACACTACATCTTCATCGTTCAAAAAGAACACTATGAAAAATACAATCTGAAACAAGTGTTAAGCCTAATAAGTCCGGGATGCGATATCATACAGATAGACGGTGTCACCGAAGGTGCTGCTTGTACGACACTAATGGCTAAAGAGTTGATCAATAATTCTAATCCATTATTGATATCTAATGCAGATCAGTTTTTAGAGTGGAGTGCTAATGATTGCATGTATGCGTTCTCTGCTGACAGCATAGACGGCGGTATATTGACATTTGAATCGACTCACCCTAAATGGTCTTTTGCTAAATTAGGTGACGACGGCCTAGTGTGCGAAGTAGCAGAAAAGAAACCAATATCTTCAAATGCTACATGTGGTGTATATTACTGGAAGCATGGAAGCGATTATGTCAAATATGCTACATCTATGATAGAAAAGAATATAAGAACAAACAACGAATTTTACGTATGTCCGGTATTCAATGAAGCGATACAAGACAATAAAAAGATAAAGATCAAGCACATAGACAAGATGTGGGGGTTAGGAACGCCCGGTGATCTTCAATATTTTTTAGACAATTATGAGAAAAATTCATGATTTGTATAACGTCAGATCCAAAAACAGTAGAACACATACGTGACGCAAATGATATAGAGATCATTTACCATGATCTGCAACAATATGATAGTCTATATGACAGGATCACGGTACTAGGACTTGAACTAGAAAGACTACTCATAGATAGATTGTTAGTATGGACTGATACTCCTTGCAATAGCGTAGTACTCATATGGGAAAAATTAGACTCAAATTTTCTTGATGTATACAGATACACCAAAGACTTTCGCGGTGACGAAGTATTGGTGAAAGACTCGAATTCAGTTAACTGGATAGCCGGAAACCCCCGAGCTATCATTAAGTGGGCTGCATCTGTATCTAAATTAAAAGATGTTCTGCCGCAACGAACTATCTATCCTCGAACGGATAACACACGCAAATTCATATGGTGGGCGATGCGTCTTAATTTAAAACTTTACATACTGCCAAAATGAAACACGCAATATTCATACGAGGTTCTCTTAGAACTTGGAACTTTGTAAAGAAAGATATCATTGAATTTCATAATTCAGCATGGGGTATGCCAGATTGGTATATCTGCTTCTGGAAGTCTAATACTAGAGCACCTGAGCAATTAAAAGAAGATTTCAATGGGTGTAATGTAAAAATGTTACACATAGAGAATGAAGATACTTATAAAAAATTCAATGCGATGTCAGTAATGAATGATCGCAACGGCGCAACTGTTTTTAGTCAAAACGCTGTAAATTATTGGAGACTAGCCTATCTAGATCATATCATGTCTACTGCAAAAAGAAGATATGAAATTGACCATAAAATAGAGTACAAGACGGTCACATTCATAAGACCTGACATAATATATCGCACTACCGTAAACATCAAACCGCAAGATTTTGCAAAAAAATTAGATGAATTGGGTAACATGGATATATTGAATCAGAACTATGGCAACAAAAGTGAATGGCAACATATAGCATCAAGAACTGAAAATTATTTCGTCAACGATTTTAATTGGATCGCAGGGAAATTAGCAGCAGACATTTATGGAACAAGATTTTTTGACCCTCATCATACTGACACGATAATACCTCAATTCATGAATTGGGATCCGCATCAGAACATGGGATATATTCAATCTAGAAATCAATTGTTCTATGGTTACACTGGTAATGTTGTCACTGGAAAAATAATAAGACCCAATGATATTATTTTCAAAGAAGGGTCCAATGAATTTGAGATACCTAAAATATCTGATGAGGATGCGGGGCATACAAAATCAGTACCTAAGCAGAGGAGGACCACTGAGTGGCTAAGTTTGCCTACTGAGATGAAAATACAATTATGTGATAGGGCAGATATAGACATAGCAGATTATAGTTTAACACGCCCGAAAACTATTCCTAAGTCCGGAATTTGAACTAAATACTGATGAGGCGTTAATATATGACTATTTTAAAAGATGCTACTTGGGCTAAACATAGGGAAATCGAAAAACTACCATTGATTCAAACAATGTTTGAGGGCAAGTTTAACGATGTGATGTATATAGATTATCTGTATGAACTCAAACACATTTATAAAAAGATAGAAGATTTAAGCAACGAGCATGGTATTACTGAGGGCATGCCTGATCTAGACCGATATAATGCTATCTGTAAAGATATGGAAGAATTAGGTATCATAGTTGATCGTGATTTGATGCCCAGCACTATAGCATATCTAGCACATCTAGATAAACTAAGCAAGGAAAACTCTAAATTACTCATGGCTCACGTATATGTCAGACATATGGGTGACTTATACGGTGGCAAACTGATGGCTAGGGTAGTTCCTGGAAACGGATACATGTATCAATTTACTGACAGAGCCGGATTGATTAAAGCGTTTAATGATAAACTAAGCAATGATCTAGCAGATGAGGCCAATCTAGGTTTTGATTATTTTATGAGTATTTTCACAGAATTGTGGGATGTTCAAATAAATACACAATGATCACAATAACAGAATCCGCTCAAAAACAACTAGCAGAGATAGTCTCCGCAGAGAATAGCCCCAACACACATGTGAGAATGTATGTTACAGGGGGCGGATGCTCGGGTTTTCAATATGGTTTTGAGATTACTACTGAAAAAGCAGAAGACGATTGGGAAATTCCTGCATTATCCTCAAGTGTCCTGGTCGATGTTATTTCGATGCAGTATCTAGAAAATGCTGTAGTAGACTATAAAGAAGACTTAAACGGCAGCAGATTTAGTATTAGTAACCCCCAAGCACAAACAACCTGCGGATGCGGAAGCTCATTTAGTCCATACTGATAAATACAGTATCAGGACTAAATTATGGCTATTTCAGGAAATTTACAGATCAATATAGGCCTACCTAACGAAAGCACAGGTAGCGATAGTCTATACACCGCATTTACAAAAGTAAACACTAATTTCGACAGGATATTTGCTGATGCTAGCAAAGTCGTAGCAGGCGATGGTATCACAGTCGTAAACAATGTAAACAATACCGTAGTCTCAGCAAATCTACTAGCAGGCACGGGTATAGCACTAGAAAATGCTAACGGTGCTATTAGGATTATCAATACAGGCGGAGGCGGCAATGGCGGCGGTATAACAGGCGTAATTGCTGGTACGGGACTATCGGGTGGCGGCTATGCCGGAAACGTTACATTATCATTAGCAAGTGCGAACGTTACCCCGGGTGTTTATACATATCCCACTGTAACTGTTGATACTTATGGTAGAGTAGTTAATATTGCTAATGCTAATAGCGTGGGTACTGTAACAAGTGTTGCTGTAAGCCCGGGTGAAGGTATTAGCGTTGCAGGTGGTCCTATCACAACCACCGGCACTATCACTATCACTAACGCAGGCGTGACTAGATTAAATGCTGGATCGGGCATCACGTTAACCGGTAACACTGGTCAAGTAACAATAAGTTCAACTGGTGGTGGTGGCGGAGTCACTAGCGTAGGTATATCAAGCAGTCAATTAGTAGTAACAGGAAGTCCTGTAGTGGGGGCAGGTGTCATAGGTGTTAATCTTCCTGCAAACTTATCTATAGCAAATAATATTACAGCCGGTGGTGTTTTCTCAGGTAACGGTAGCGGGTTAACTAATCTGCCTGTAGCCAACATCACAGGATTAGGTAACGTTGCGTTACTGAATAGAGACGGTAATGGTAGTAATGTATTATTCGGCAACGGTGTGTTCGCAAGCGCAGTAACAGTACCAGGTGCTACTGGTGCAACAGGTGCTACTGGCATAGGTGCTACTGGTGCAACAGGTATAGGTGCGACAGGGGCTACAGGTATAGGTGCTACTGGTGCTACTGGCATAGGTGCTACTGGTGCTACTGGCATAGGTGCTACTGGTGCTACTGGCATAGGTGCTACTGGTGCTACTGGTCCGGTTGCAGGCACTAATACACAGATTATCTTTAATGATTCATCAATCGCAAATGGTAGTGCTAACTTAACATTCAATAAAACTACAAATATATTAACAGTTACCGGTAACATAACAGCAGGCAATGCTAATGTAACTGGTCAGTTGATTTCAACTGTAGCAACGGGTACTGCTCCTCTTGTAGTAACATCAACTACCCAAGTAGCAAACTTAAGTGTAGCAACATCAGGTTCAGCAACTACTGCCGGTACAGTAACAACTGCGGCACAACCAAATATCACTTCAGTCGGTACACTAACAGCATTAGCAGTTACCGGCGATATTACATCAAATAATGTAGTAGCAAATAATATAATTAGAACAAAGCCGATAACATTTTCATCTTTGCCCGCGGCGGCAACAGCAGGTACAGGTGCTAGATCATTTATTACAGATGCGAATTTAGCCGCAGCAACTAATTTTGCCGCACAAGTAGAAGGTGGCGGCAGTAACAGAGTTCCGGTTTATAGTGACGGTACTGACTGGCGTATAGGATAACTTAGATGGCAAATATAAAAATATCACAACTTCCAAACATCAATGGCAACTTAACGTCACAAGCCTTGATGCCTATCGTTAGTACTAACGGAACGTTCATCACAGATAAAGTCACAGTGGCGACTCTTGCTAACTTTATTTTAGGAGAGAGTGGTAATCTTTTTGCTAGCGCAGATATAGCAAATCTTGCATATAATGTAATCAACGCATCACAGCCAAATATCACTACTGTAGGTACATTAACAGGATTGACGGTTGTAGGAACTACAAACGTAGGTTACCCCAACAACTTTGTTATGTTAGGTGGTACAGCAGGTCAAGTTCTTGCTACGTTCGGTAATGGCAGTTTAGGATGGGTAGATCAGATAGGTGCTACCGGTGTGATCGGTAATGACGGTGCTACTGGTGCAACAGGCCCTGAAGGCGCGACAGGTCCTATAGGACCACCTGGTCCCGCATCAACTATAGGTGCTACAGGAGCGACCGGTGAGACTGGTGCTACCGGTGCGTTTAATAATACATTTACTGCCAATGTAGATGCTAATGGATTCAACATCAGCAATGCAGGTAATATCACAGCAAATTACTTTATAGGTACTGCTACTAATGTTGAAGTAGAAGCAGTCAACAACAATTATAGTTACCACATTGTATTAACTACTGATCCCGGTGACACTACATTACATAATGATGCTGACGATAATCTACAATACAATCCTGCTGATGGAGTAATGACAGTCACTAGAGTTGACATGGATTATTTGAGCGTTGGTACAAGCGTGTTATCGAATTTGAATCCAATCAGTAACGTTACATATGATCTAGGTAATACTACAAATCGTTGGAAAGATATCTGGTTAGCCAACAGTACAATACATTTAGGTGACATAGCACTCAGTGTATCTGACTCTGGTCAATTATCTACTTCTCAACTAATTGACGGTGGCGAAGGAATCGGAGGGATATCATTCGTAGAGTGGACAACTGCAAGTGAATTGTATATAAGAACAAATGACAATTCTGTGTTCATACCTATATTTGAATCTTTAAAAATAAACGATTCATTTAAATTATTGACAGGTGGTGCACCTGCAAATACTGTATTGACAGTTACAAATACAATATCAACAACAACTCCTGTATCTGGTTATGTTGACTTTAATATTCCAGTAGATAGTGCTCCGGGAAGTAATGTTTTTATATACTTGTTTACGTTGACTAGAGCACCTGTCACTCTGTTTGATCAGTTAACAGGTAACACAATTACATTAGGCAATGCTGTACTCACAGCGAACGGAAATACATTAGTTGTTGATAATATCGAAGTCACAAATGGTAACATAGGTACTATTGGTAATATAGCAAATATTAATCTTGATGGTAATGTGAGTAGTGTTCTTGCCGGCGATGGCACGTGGGTGTCAGCAGGTGGGTTCGGCGCTACAGGTGCTACAGGTCCAGCAGGTAGTAACGGAAGTGATGGCGCCACTGGTGCTACAGGCACAGCAGGTGTTGATGGCGCTACGGGCGCAACAGGCTCAGCCGGTACTAATGGAAGTGATGGAGCAACAGGCGCATCAGGTCCAGGTTTCGTATGGCAGGGTGCTTGGCAACCTATACCAACAACATATGTCGGCGGACGAGATGTTGTATCATATGCCGGTAGTTCATACATCAAGATAGGCGATGGTAATTCAGGTAGTGCGCCACCAGATGATCCAGTTCGCTGGAGCGTAATGGCAGAAGAAGGTGCTGTAGGCGCTGTAGGTGCTACTGGTCCAGCTGGCTCTAACGGAAGTGATGGAGCAACAGGTGCCACTGGCCCAGCAGGTACTAACGGAAGTGATGGCGCGACTGGTGCTACTGGTCCACAAGGTGATACAGGTGCAACAGGTCCGTCTGGTATCGCATCACTACCGATAGCAAATGGTAATAGTAATTTTGATATCGCAACTGTTGATGGCAATGTGACTATCACAGCGAATAGCACAAGTACTTGGACATTTGGAACAGATGGCTTATTGACATTGCCAAGTGGTAACGTAGTAATAGGAAGTATATTTGGTGCTGATGCTATATTAGCAAGTAACACACCATTTGGTGTGGTCAGTCAAGGTAACGGTAGTGCTGTACTACAATGGATAGATGATATCAGTAACGCAAGTGCTTTATCAGCAATCTACATAAACAGTCCAAGCGGTGGCGCAGGAGATGTTGTAGTATTAACCGGTGCTGTCGGACCCAGTGCTAATATTTGGAACTTTACTGCTAACGGTAACTTAGTATTACCAAACGGTAATAGCGTAATTTACAGTATTGCTAACAGTAGTTTAGACCCAACACTTCCAAATGTCAGCACAATGACATTGACACCAGATGCTAACTACAACAGTCAAGTATTAGTATTGGATCCAACGGCTCCTGGTCATATTCACTTACGTGCATATGCGTTCAGTAACATTGATGATCCAGCAGCCAATATATTCTTAGGCGGTGAAAATACTGCGTTTGAGATTACATCAGGCGCAAACAATCAAGCAGTCATTCATAGTAACGGAAAGGCTTGGACATTTGGTAATGATGGCAACATAAGTTCTGACACACTCACATTTACAACAACATTTGCCAATGTCAAAACAGTAGAATACCAAACAGCAGGTGTATGGGATCTATATGTAGAAGATAGTATCACAGGATCTAATACTGCGATTTCTCGTCTAAACGTATCGTTCAAAGATAATCTAATAGATAAGCCTCAAGTCTACATTGAAAACACAAAAGAAAGTGATGGTATAGCCCTTCGTTGGACATTTGACGAAAATGGTAACTTGAACTTCCCACGTGACGTAGCAGGTAATACTGATCCATACTTAAATATCTTTGGTGGCTCGACTCCTACTATACAATCTACAGATGTTTCATTAGCAGGTCCTGCTAATCTTGCTATACAAGCAGACTACTTAAACTTGTCTGGGTTCAGTGGCGACAAGATAGTTTTTTACGCTGATACCGGCGAGATGGCAACTGATGCTAATATGACATTGACTACCAATCTTGCTAACACCGGTAATACAAGTAGTTGGGTATTTGGTACAGACGGCAACTTAACATTACCGGCAGGTGGTTCTATCTACAGTGAAGGATTTACTCCAAGTGGCAATCCCGGTAATACTATTACACTGAACCCACACGGTAGTGGTTCAATTACTAATCAAAAATTGTTAGTTTATCCTACAGCGGGTGACGGCGATCATATTCACTTGACTAGTGGCAACTTGTATCAAACTGAGTTGTTTTTAGGTAGTGATAACCTCTTTGTTAAGTTAGCAAATACAGGTAATATTGTTATCAATAGTGATGACAATGCTGGTAATACAGCACAATGGAAATTTGGTATTGATGGTAACTTAACTCTGCCAGACACCACAAGCGTTATTGCTAACGTAAGCATAACACTTGAAGCAAATGATAGTGGAAATATCACGGGATTAAGTCTAATCGGCGATTCCAACGCAAATCTATATGCTCATGGTAATGTGACGATAGTTAGCGATAGTAGTAACACTACTGCGACTTGGTCGTTTGTAAATACTGGCGATATAGTCTTACCAAATGATGTTGTTATAGGTGACGACGGCAGCAATGGTTTGACGTTGAGTGTACCTACAGTTACACCAGGAACTTATTCTGATTGGACATTTGACCAAAGTGGTAACTTAACACTACCCGGTAATACAGTAGCAATCAACTTTGCTAACGGTTCAAGTGCATTTGGTAATATCGTAGCAACAAACTTAGATGGTAATGTAAGTAATGTATTGAATGGTAACGGAACGTTTGTTGCATTACCTGTCATCAATGCAAACACTGTAGTTTGGAGTACTGCTCCTGTTGCAAATACCTCAAATGGTACTGCAGGTGAAGCTGCTTATGACAGTGGTGGTAACTTATATGTTTGTGTATCAGCAAACACTTGGGCTAAGTTTACAGGCACTACTAGCTGGTAATATGTGGAACATCAGTATAGAGAGATTAGTATAAGGATAAATAGATTATATAGGATAAAAATATGGCTACTCGCGGTACTAAAATAACAGGTTTGAATGATGTAGAGGTCGTTTCCGGTAATCTAATAATTCCGGTAGTAGATCCTACAGTCACATTAGCCACACCTGACGGGCAGACATTACAAGCGAATCTTTTCCAGTTAGGCAACTTCATACTTGATGAAGCAGGTAATTCTCTTCATACTGCTAATGTAGCAAACACTATTAGAAATAATGCACAACCTAACATCACTAGTGTTGGTACATTGACTTCATTAACTGTTTCGGGAAATGTATCTATAGGATCAAATCTATCAGTCACTGGTAATTTATCCGTCAATAATATAACTGCAAATGACATCACCGTTGATGATATAACTGCGGATCTAATAAATGCTAATGTCATAACCGCAAACATAGTAACTGCTTCTCTCGCTAACGGTACTAGTAATGTAAGAATTCCAGTCGCTAACGGTAATGTTAACATAAGTGTAGCGGGCAACGCAAACGTAGCCACATTCTCAGGTACGGGAATGACTATCAATGGTATCAGTAATCTAGGCAACATTAGTAACGTCAAAATATACGGCGGTAGCAATCATTTTGTCATAGTTACAGACGGTACAGGGAATCTTTCTTGGGAAAAAGCAGCAGTAGCAGACGGTCCTAATACAGCGATACAGTTCAATGATAATGGTACTTTTGGCGGTTCGTCAGCATTCACATTTAATAAAGATACTAACGTTGTAGGTATAACGAAGTTCGCAAAAGTAGGCGGCAATGCATCATTCATACCTCCAAGCAGTGCTGGAACAAGTCAACAAGTTCTAGGAATCATCAATCAAAATACACAAGAAATGGGCTGGAAAACAGTTCCTGTGTATTATATCACAGTAGATATGCGTGACGGAAGCAATTATCTAAGCAGTCCAGATCCTGTTTTGCGCGTTTATCCAGTAGGCCAACGTGATGGAAGTTACCTAGACCTCAATGTTACGCAAATATGATAAATACAAGTATTAGGATTAAGCAATGGCAAATAAGTATCCACTAGTTTCTAATTCTGCTACGAAGACAATTCAAGAACTGCCCGCAGGGGATACCCTGTTGGTAGACAACCTTGCCGTCACAGGTGAAGGTAGTATCTCAGGTAATCTTACAGTAGGCGGAAATGTCACAGTAACAGGTAGCATCAATGCTAACCTCGGCAATGTCGTTGTTGAAAATCTTACAGTAGAAGGTAAGAGTAATCTAGGCGCAGTAGGAAATATCACGATCACAGGTGGTAGCAACAATTACGTGTTGCGTACTAATGGTAGTGGAAATCTTACATGGGCTAACATACAAAGCGAGATCGCCAATCCTGCCGGATCTAATACATACGTACAGTTCAATAATAATAATTTATTCGGTGCTAGTGCGAATTTTAGATATGATCAGGCAGCACAAGTATTATCAGTTGATACCACAGCCAATATTAATACGTTGAATGCAACGGCATTAAATACAGTCACAGCAAATCTAGGACCCGTATCTAATGTTTATATCAGTGGTGGTTCAAACGGATATGTTCTTGCTACGAATGGTTCAGGCAACTTAACTTGGGTTCAGATTGATCCTAGCGTAAGCGGTGATGGCGGAAACGCAACGAGTTCAGTTTTACTACTAGCGTCACTAAATGGTGGCAATGCTATTAGTGCATAATTTTATATCGTCAGATGACGGAGGAATAGTATAATGTCGGTCTTAATACAATTTAGAAGGGATACAGCACTAGCATGGTCTACTGCTAATCCTGTACTCGCATCAGGCGAGATGGGTATCGAAACAAATACCAACCAATTCAAGATTGGTAATGGTAGTACACCGTGGAATAGTTTACCATATGGCGGTATCGCAGGTGGTCCTGGTGCTACTGGTGCTACTGGTGTAGGTGCAACAGGTGCTACTGGCTTGACTGGTGCGACAGGTCTCACGGGATCTACAGGCCCAGTAGGTGCTAGCGGTGCTACAGGCAGCACAGGCGCTACTGGTAACACCGGACCGACAGGTCCTACAGGCCCAGTTGGATTGACAGGATCGACAGGACCAACAGGCATCACAGGCGCTACTGGTAACACCGGACCGACAGGTGCTACTGGTTTGACGGGTTCAACAGGTCCTACAGGCCCACAAGGAACAACAGGTCCAGTAGGTGCTACAGGTGATAGATTCTCAACAACAAGTTTATCAAATATTACTATAGGCACAGGAAGCAAAGCATTAGTTGTTGGTACAGGCTTGCAATGGATACCTAATCAGTTGATAATCATTTCAGCAACGAGTGCAGTACAAAATTACATGACCGGTGTCGTTGTAAGTTATGATGTTGTAACTGGTGCTATGTCTGTAAACGTTTTAGATAGTTATGGTTCAGGCACATTTACAGCATGGACAGTAGGTCTATACACTCAAGTAGGCGCAACAGGTCTTACTGGTGCTACTGGTTCAACAGGTCCAGTAGGTCCAGCAGGTTCAACAGGACCTGCAGGTGGCCCAACAGGTGCTACTGGTTTGACTGGACCACAAGGTGCTACAGGAGATCCAGGTGGTGCGACAGGCAGTACTGGTGCCACCGGTCCTATCGGTGCAACTGGTATACAAGGTGTATTAGGTAGCACGGGTGCTACAGGATTGACTGGTGCAACAGGTGCAACAGGCGCAACAGGTGTGATGCCAACAATCGGTGGTAGCAACACAAGTATTCAATATAGCAACGGTGCTCCAGGTGGATTCACAGGTGATTCTAACTTAACTTGGGACTATGCAGTAAATAATCTGCAAGTATCAGGTAACATCGTATTAAGCACAGGTTCATATAGTGGTAATGGTGCTGGCTTAACTAACATCAACGGTGCCAATGTAAGCCTAGTTGCAAATGCTACACATGCAGTAACATCAAACACAGTGGTTGACGCAGCGCAGCCTAACATCACTAGCGTTGGTACATTGACAACATTAGCAGTAACAGGCAACGCTAACGTAGGCAATTTGGGTACTGGCGGTCTAATCACAGCAACAGGTAACGTAAGCGGTGGTAACTTAACTACTGCTGGAGAAGTTGTTGCTACTGGTAATGTCAGCGGTGGTAACCTAGTAACTCTGGGCACAGTTAATGCGGCAACAGGCAATGTTACAGGTAATCTAAACGTAGGTAATCTAGATATCGCTAACGGTCGCGCAAACGTGACTGGTGTCGCTGCCACAATAGGCGGTGGTGCTACAGTAGGTGTTAAGTCAATCTTAGCAATTGATTCAGCATTTGGTAGCAACGATCCTAACGATCCGGCAAGCGCACAAGCAGTACGCGGTCGTGTCTCAGGTAGCAATCTAACTAAGACACGCAACTATGTCACAGGTGTTACTGGTCAGTACTTGATCACTGGCACTAATGCAAGTGATTTCGTCAAGGCAGGTGTGCTAGGTGTTGTAGGCGATCAAACAACTACAGCAGATTCAGCAGTTGTAGCGTACTTAGATGGCGATGGTGGATTGACTTCAGCGGGCTCTGCATATGGCGTGAGCATGAAGAACTCAACTCCTGGTTCAGGATTCGATTACGGTCTTGACTTACAGTGGATCGATCTAAACCTAGTAGGAATGACTGCTCCGTTCAAACAAGCAGATATTCGTTTCAACAACGGTGTAGAACTTGTCGCTAACGTAGCAAACACAGTAAGCATAGACGCTAACATCGTATTAGGTGCACTAGAAGTAACAAACGATGCTACAGTCTTTGGTAACTTAGATGTAGCATTAGATGCTAACGTAACAGGAAATGTATTTGCAAGCGCATTTGACGGTGACGGTACTAACGTTTCAAACGTGACTGCAACTTATGTGACTATCACTAATGCTAACGCAAACGTTGTAGGCACATTCTACCCACTATTTGCTAACGCAACTAGCGGTGTCGTTGAACTAGATAACTTTGGTCCAACAATTGAGTTTAATCCTCAAGGTAGTATCTTGTCATTCGGCCAAGCAAACGTTGAAGTTATCACTAACGGTGGTGACGAAATCATGAATCTTGACGGTAACAATAACAAGATTCGCATGAGCGTAAGCGGTGTATCAAACGCATTCGCAGTGTCGAATGTGTCTGTCGCTGTTTCAACTGTTCCATTCCAACTACCGGTATACGCAACAGCAGGCGCAAGAGACGCAGCAATCACTTCTCCGGCAGCGGGTATGGTTGTGTTCGTTTCAGGTAGTTCAAGTTTCACAGGATATAATGGATCAGCGTGGGTTAACTTGAATTAATTTTTGACTGACAGGTAACCTAGTATAAGTAATCGTATGAGATTTCATATACTAGGTTTACCACATACGGTCACAAGCAAAGAATATAATGCTTGTGCATATACTCAAAAAGTTCTTAAGTTCGGTAAGATGATGAAGGCCCGTGGCCATGAGATCATCCATTATGGTCATGAGGAATCAGACCTCGTCTGTGATGAACATGTCACAGTACTAACTAATAAAGATTTAGAAAAAGCATACGGCAATTATGATTGGCGTAAAAACTTCTTTACCTACAATACTTCAGACCATGCTTATCAAACTTTCTATGCTAACGCTATACGTGAGATAGGTAAGCGCAAGCAAAAGAACGATTTCATATTACCCTTCTGGGGTAGTGGCGTTCGTGCTATCTGTGATGCACATCAACATGATATGATAGTAGTTGAACCTGGCATAGGATATGCCGGCGGACATTGGGCACGTTGGAAAGTATTTGAAAGTTATGCTATCATGCATGCCTACTATGGAATGCAGGGAGTGGGCACTTGCAAATCTGACTGGTATGATGTAGTGATTCCGAACTATTTCGATACAGATGATTTTACATTCAATGATCAAAAAGAAGATTACATGCTATATCTTGGCCGTGTGTACTCAGGTAAAGGTGTTCATGTAGCGATACAAGCAAGTGAAGCCGCAGGTCAACGATTAGTTATCGCAGGACAGAAGCCTGATGACATGCATTTTCCAAAACACGTTGAGTTCGTAGGCTATGCCGATGTACCTACTAGAAAGAAACTAATGGCTAATGCTAAAGGTGCATATGTGCCTAGCATGTATATAGAACCATTTGGTGGCGTACAGATTGAGATGCTAATGTCGGGCACTCCGACTATTACCACAGATTGGGGTTCGTTTGTTGAAAACAACCTACACGGTGTGACCGGATATCGTTGTCGCACATTCGATCATTTCGTTTGGGCTACAGAGAACATCACTAACATCAAACCACAAAACTGTCGTACATGGGCCGAGAACTTTACACTAGAACATGTCGCCCCTATGTATGAAGAATATTTCCAGAATATACTCAATGTGTATGAAGGAAAGGGCTGGTATGAACGTATGCCAGATCGTCAAAATTTAAATTACTTACATAGACAATTTCCTCGTCTGTAATAGGAAAGGCCCCTTGCGGGGCCTAACCTAAATCAGTTTGTTATTACTGATTACTCAGCAGACTTCACCGCATCAAGAACGTCAGCAACAGTAGTCTTAGACTTGTTGCCGCGGGCCTTAATAGCGTCAAGAGAAGGCTTAGCCGTAGATGCCTTGACCTTCACTTCACCCTTGCGGGCCTCCTTCTCACGATCACTGAGGGTATCATTGATCGTAGCCTGATCCTCAGCACTTGCGAACTCATTAAGAGTCAGCATGTACTTAAGAGCCTCGATCTTTCCCATAGCATTGGGGAGCGTAACGAAGTCAACGCGAGTCGCGCCACCCTTCGTGAACTGCTTGACACGGCGAGCCATGTCATCAGTGAAACGCACCTTAGCGTTGCCATTGTGAACAGTGATACCAACAACAGTATACAGAGTAGTCGTCATATAAATTACCTCATCAAGTTTAAAGTTAAACACACATGTAGTTATATACTACAAGATTAGTATAACAAAGTGGGGAGCCAATGTCAACCACTTTGTTACCCAATTCTTTATACCGGCATCGCATAGTCGCTAATCAGCAACTTGCCATACTGGGCTTTCAACATTTGAGTCGCCGCGTAAGGATTATCAGCCATGATGTAGACACGGGTCGTACCTGCGCCCGGTTCATCTTTAAGTCTGCAAAGCATCCAATATTGTTTCATTTTAATTCTCCTGTTCCTACTATATTACTTAGCAGTAACCACGTAGGGCTTGTTCCACTTGCCGACATTGAGGTCAACGTAGTAAGCCGTATTGAAATAATCGGTCATAGCGTCAGACTCATCATACCAGTCAGCCGCCTTAAGTGCCTTGAAAGCCTCAGTCAAGAAGTCCTTAGCAACACCATTGAAGTGCTCCTGAAACCAGTAGGGGTTAACGTCAATCGATTGATTCTTGCGAATGTACGCAACCTGATCTTCCGAAAAGTGTTTAGCGTAGGGCTTTTCGGCATCGGTCTTAATGTAGTTTTCGATGAAATCAATCTTACCTGACTTGAGGGTCAGTACAATGCTAGAATGATTTCGGACACTCAGCGAACCCTTGACACCGTACTTTGCGAGTATGGGCTTGAGCACCGTTGCGATCTTTGCCTTGCGTTCTTGATTCATGTAAGCCATTTCGTAATCTCCGTTTCTCAACTCTATGTAACTATTATAGTACCTTGGGCGCCCAAAGTCAAGCCTTTTTATCCACTATTTTTAGGATATTTTGTTGTTTAAAAACAACAACTTACAGTTCCTCAGAGTAGGACAGGTCCGGTTCGTCCGACTCATTCATGTATTCCAATGTGGCCGTGACCCATTCTAGGGGAATCTTGAGACGTTCCGCCACCTGTACAGGGTCCGTACCCGAGACCAATTGGTCCTGAATTTCAATATTCAAATCACTCATCTTGCTCATGCTAACACCCAATCTTCCTCTTCAAACAAAACCACACTCTCCGATCCGTCGTACTCATGCACACGGAACCGAGAACCAATCGGTACCCAACGGATCATTAGATCGCTGGCTCCACCGTCGTAAAAATGATCCACACCGTACTTGGCTTCCAAATCCGGCAACGAACCAACCTTGCCACCTTCAACCCAGGCTACAACTTCCGGGTCGAACAGCAGACGATCACGGAATTCCGAATCGCCCCAAGTGCTCCAGCCTGCGCCGAAGCCAGGGCTATACAGTACCGCGACCTTTCCGTCACGTACAACCCGTTCTGCTAAAACATCTAATGAATGTGCTTCCATTAAAACTCACCTGCTACAATAATCGCCAAGCCCATCAATATGATCGGGCTGGCTATGATAATCAAATTAGCGATCATACCGCCTCCAACATATTTGCGGGCACTCGCCAGCGAGTAAATCCTGCATTAACAATAATAAACTTGCGGTTGATCTTGTCAACCTTACCAGTAACCAACTGTCCAGTTCGGCTATTCGTAAACTTCACAGTACAACCGAGACTAAGACTACGGCGCGATTGGGTAGTCAATTGACTACGGCGATAGCGAATAGCATCACCAATCGAATTCAATTCGTCATTGGTAAGATTACCGAACATGATAGCACTATTGATTTCTTTGATATCCATGATTTTCTCCTTAAGCAGCCTTAGTTAAATAAACTTCCACATCCTTACTATTCACAACATCACCGTTGCGCATAGTATAGACAGCAACATAATTCTCACGACCACCAGCCATTAGCATAACATACTCTTCAGCCTTGCTAGCGACCTCGGCTCGCATGTATCCGTACTCACCGTTTTCAACGATGCGACGGGCGACCCAACGACCCTGCTCCCAATACAGATTATAGGGCGTTTCCCAGGGTTCGGACACAGTAGCGTCATCATCGAGGATACTCCAATCAACGACATACTCCTCGAAACCCTGAGTGCGGGTTTCAATCAATGCCCTGAGAGTAGGGATTCCATACTCCTTGACCTTGAGGGTCTGCTCGACCGAGAGATCGGGTACAACATAAGTGTCGCCGCCCTTGAACTTCCAGTAGGGCTTGTTAGCGTCACCGTAATTTTCGCGGACTTGAGTAGTGATAACGATTTTCATATCTGTTCCTTAATCTCGACTATATGTATATTATAGTACCGGGCTGACCCAAAGTCAAGCCTTTTTTACGGAAATTTACGGATTTTTTACGGAAAAATGTTGTTTAAAAACAACAACTTAGTAGTGCTGACTAGCCCAAAATACCAAGGAATCATCGGTCGCTTCATCAGTCCCATAGATCACTTTCTCGACCTCGGGAACCGTCAACTCAAGTTTACGGGCTATGGTATAAGTATCATATCCTAGAGCCCGTAGGTCACGAATTTCCTGTGTACGGTCAGTACTCATATTCAATGTCCCAGCGGTTGTTTTTGGGCTTGCGCTTGTAGGCGTGCTTGTCGTCCTGGCGCTTGCCGCGAAAGTTACACTCCCTGTCGAAAAGTGCCTTGTGGACACGCTTCTTAGGGGCCTTGATAACGAAAGAAATGCGTTCAGTTTTCATACCCATTATATTACAGGATTTGGTTCCTGTTGTCAAGAGTTATTTATTAAATTCTTGGCTAACGTAATACTGTATCAATCGCTGTTGCATTTGCGCAACAGTGTTACCATATCCCTCATTACTGAACCTGACAGGGCAGTTACCCCAACTCAGATTAGTAGTGAATTGGCCCAACCACTTACGATGGTCTGGGTTGCTAGGATCAAACTTAACGACCGGGCGTTGTGTAGATTCTAGAGTAGACAAGGACATCTCCTTTAAAGTTAATCAATCTTTGTATCATAAACTGGAACTGGTCTGAGGTAAAGTATTTTGGGCAAGTGTCAATAACTTATTTTTGGTTATGTACTTATACAATTTTTCTGCTACAATCACTTGTGTCTCATCGACCGTATGCCATCTACGTGTCGCATGGGGTGCGCTAGTGACTCCATAAGTCCAGGGAATTATACCCTTTTCAGCATCATATAATACATCTCTGATAGAATCCTTGAAGTATCCCGCATGCTCTAGCCAAGGATGTCCTAACAAAAGATAGGGAATTTTCGCATCACGTATCATTTGTATACCGCTTGCTATGATCCACGAATCTTGTTGTTCTCTGAATTTGTCATCGTATGCTTCTAGATAATAATTCTTTATTGCTTCACGTTGTTCTTCGCTACGCACAGGGGCATGATTATTCTTGTTACCAAAAATGTTAGTCAACGTATCGCTTGCTAAAACTTCTTTATTTTTTGAAAAATATTGAGAACTTTGATCAGGATGAAATGTGTAATTGATGTTGAACAATCCTAAATTAGGATCATATTCTCTATCATGATACAATGGATATTCTATCCTGTTAACAGAGGTAGTACCTATCAATATGAAGTCTACTTTTCTCTTTACCATTTCAGTTATTTGCAATCGTATACAACTATTGCTTGCGGCACCGCGCGCCAGCGTGAATAACATATAGTCTAATTTATTAGCAAGGATCTCACTAAAATGCTTTCCTTCACTATCATGGCATGCTGGATTATTTTCAATATTTTGCGTGGCTGCATACCAACTATCACCACATACACCTAACACCGGCATATTTATTTTCTCCTCTTATCGTTTTCTATGTATTGACCACTTTGAAATTCATCCGTTTGTACAGAGATAGACCTATATGTTTTATGAAATAATTCAAATTGTTTTAAAGGTTTTTTATGACGATGTAATATATCTAACAATTCATGAATTCTTTCTAATGACGGCGAGTACATATCTTCAAAATAAATTTTGTTCGCAAATAATTTCGTTATCATCTTGTCACAGGCGAATTTAAAAGTAGCAGCAGACTTAAATTTTTCTATCGTAGCAAAGACTTTTCTTTCTTCATCCATCCACTCTTTAAAAGAGATATGCGGTCTCTGTGTTTTGTTCTGAAAATATTTATTTTCTATAAAAACTTTTTTATAGATATCCCAGAGTCTTAATGCTCTCTTATTGTTGTGTTTGAAAGTTTCAGGCCTGTCATGCGACTTTAATATATCGTTATATGCTTTAGGATATAACGGAGCCAGATGACTGTCATATTTGTTGATAGGTAAGGGCACAACGTTATAGTCATATGCCTTGAGTATCAGTATCTTCCATAACATATGATCGATGTGTGAGTCATATAAATGGAACGGTCGCATAATCTTACCTTGCCAGGATCCAGAAACTTTAGGGATATCTGTAGTGATAACATTATCTAAAAACCCCATAGCATTTTCAAAGGAAACATCATGTCCCTCATCCAAGAATTGATCAACGTATCTTGACTGCGGTGGTATATCGCAGGGTAAAAACCTCGTGATAGTTATCTGTAATCCACTTTTAAAACGTGTCTCGGGATCTCTATAAATTACATAGATAGGACATTCACGATTAAGGTCTATAAGTTTGAATCCTTCGTCATCGTGATACTCTACTAGTTCATCATATTGTGATGAGATATCGCGAAGGATACTGCTACCGCATCTGAATATAGGATAATAAAAAATATTGTGCTTGGTATTATGGTATATCATGGAAAACCCAACTAAATATTTAGTTGGGTTTAATGTCCTATATAGGTTTCGTCATTCAACTTCAAACATTATAGTGGGCATCTTGTTGAAGTCCCCGGATGCGGAGATGCGCTTGATCTTGCGACCATCGATACTTGCACCTAGTTGAATAAACGGACCACCGCTAGGGTCAACAAAACCTAAGTTACTGAAGTCCATTTGTTCTTGGCCTTGACATCCTCCAAATCGCCAATTCATCAAGTCACCGGCAATAGTGTAGGTATTGTCATCGACCTTGACAAAACTATATTCATCTCCGTACCGATTTTTCATTACGTTATCCATTTAATCCAACTGCCTTCTTAACTTCGTAGCGAGCAATTTTCTCGTCAAAGTACATAAGAACCCCTTCGTTGTAGGGACTTTTCACTAGGATCTCACCTAACTCTGTAGCGAGGGCTTGCGTGAACTTAAGTAGGATACTATACGTATCTTCCGTTTGATCTAGTGGATCACGATCTAAAATTGTTGCAGTAGATTGTATCAGGATATCGATGTTTTCATTCATTACTTTACTCCAAAAGTGTTAAGTGCGGGTTGCAATTCATTGATAAGACCAGTCTCAACTTTGTGAGCCTCAGCCTTACCGCGTACTACATCTACCAACATAACGATAAAAGCCTCAGCACCATACTTGCGAATGTTGCGACTCAGACCCCAACTCTTGTTTTCAGTCATTGCACGTTGTACGTGCTTCAAGAATCGGCGTTGTATAGTACGCTCGGCGTTACCGCGATATGATACTACAGTCAATCCTATGTATTGCTCACCGGTGATAGTGTTCTCAAGCATATAGATTGCTTGATTACGATCACTACGGCGTTTACGTTGTTTTGTCAGCATATATGTATTATGCGCCCTATTGACCCAAATGTCAAGCCTTTTTTGTTGTTTTTTTGCTACAGGAAATCTATATGAATCAATCACTTACATAACCTTCAGTTTCCTGTTGTTTTCTTGCAACAACTTCAGTAGTTTTTGTTGCTTTTCCGCAACATCTAGTTCCCAGGGTAGTTGCTGATAGTCATCGTAGGACATCTCCAACATGTTGACTTTATATACAGTCTTGTCCCATAGTATACGCCCTCCCTGTCTAGATTGCAACCTACTTGTAAACATTTGATGCAAGTGAATTAATTCATGCGTCAATGGTAATAGATATTCTTCTAATGACAAATCTTGGTTTATACGTATAC